ATTGATAAACTTTCCTTTTACTTCTTGTTAATTTTATATAAGGGTTAATTTGTTGCTTTATATATATAATACATTTTATCGCCCTTATATATTATATATTATTTTATTGTTCGCATAAAATCAACTTAGCTTTCACCGATTTTGCTCGATTTTCAATAATAAATTTCTTTATTATGCCCCATTTTTTCTTTAGGGTTCTCGCCATATCTCCTTGCATTGTAATAGTTCTTGTCATTATTTGCTGATATAATAATTCTGTTTTTTGTGCTCTTGTCATTGCTGATACTTTTTGGTCAATACCTAAAGCATAAGCAGTTTCTTGTAAAGATGCTTCATCTAATGCAACACCAACAGCTCTCATTGGCTCTATTTCTCCTGAAATACCAGATTTTAATTTTTGCATTGCTTCATCTATTGGTATATTTAAAAATGAACTCATATCATAACTTAATTGAGTTAAATTTTGAGACATTGTATAAGCTGCATCACTTGATAATCCAAATCCTTCTATTAAAGTGTTAAACATTCCCATGTATCTCATTGTATTAGAAGGATCTACTCCTAAAACATTTGTAAATTCATCTATAAATTCTCTTGCTTTTCCTGCTGCTTCACCCATAGAAACATTAAATAAATTCATATTTTCAATATAATCATTACTTTTATTTACAAAACTTCCTATTGTAGAACCTAATTGTTGAATCCCTGCAGTAAGTAATCCTATATTTATTATTTTTCCATATTTTCCACCAAAAAGATTATCAATAAAACCTCCATTATTTGTCGCACTTTTTACAGTTTTTTGAGTTTTAGATAATACTGTATTTACTTTGTTTATATTACTTGGTAATGCAGAAAAAGCTGTAGAAACTTTAACCATTTGTGTTGCTAATGGTGATAATGCTTCTGTTAACTGTTTTATTCTATTAGTAAAATCAGAAATTTCCTTATCATCTAAATTTCTTACAATAGTTGGAATTTCTTTTAGCTGATCTAATGTTGATTTTAAATTTCCTACATTAGATAATCCTTTAAAACTATCTAAATTATTTTGCAAACTTTGAAATGATTTACTATCAAAATTTGTATTAGATAAAGTTTTATTTATATTAGCAATACTTGAATTAAATCTTCCTAGTCCTCTCAAACCAGCATTTAATCTATTTTGCAATCGTTCAATACTCTGAGATAAAGCATCTAGACCATTACTTGCAGATTGAGAATTAGCACCAATCTCAATACTAACTTGATCTATTTCCGTGTCCATCTTTTTCACCTACCTTTTTGTTAAATTGCTTTTTAGTGGCTCTTGCCCAGTTAGAAAAGAATATTCGTGCTTTTAATCTTTCATTTTCTACTTCTTGTTTGGTAGGCTCTTTTTTCTTTTCTTTTAATTTTTCCTCATATTCTTCCATTCCATATGGAACTTTAGAATAAGGTAGAGGCTTTGTTCCTTTTTTAGAAAAGGCATGTAATACAGGAGATACATCACACAATGCCTCATATATATACATGCCTTGTTTCCAAATATTCCATTCTTTCATTTCAATTTCATTTTTTTGCTTTATTTTATAAGCTTCCAAATACATTTTTGTCATTGTTACGTCATCTCTCCAAAATTGTTCATATGTCATTCCTATGCTTATAAAAAATGGACAAACTTCTTGAAATTTTTTATATAGGAAGATATGCTCTACATTGTTAGAACTTATCCAACTATCTTCCAATCTAAGTTTCCCTTTTCATCTTCTGCTTCATCATTTGTTAAAGTATTGTAAGTTTCAGAAATCATTTCTGCAATAACTTCTATTAACTCTTTTTTATTAGAAAATCTATCATAACATTCATCTATAAAAGATTTTCTAGCATCTTTATGATTTTTATAAAATAATCCTTGAAAAGCTAAAGGTAACATTGTCATTGGTTTAGATACCATTTCAGAAGCACTAAAACCTTGTCTTTCCATTATTTCTATAGCTTCTCTATTATATTCTAATACATATTTTTTGCCATTATCTTCAAATTCAATTTTTTTATTCATTTTTTTACCTCTTTTCTATTTTTTTATTCTGTAGGTTTAGTTGCTGTTACAGGTGCTCCTGTAGGTGTAATATAGTTTGTAATTTCTAATACAGAACTTACTTCTGCTTCTGGAATACCCATACTTGATGGATTTCCTGGAAAATATAATCCATTTGTTAATCCTGGTATATCTATTAAAAACCAAACAGATTTATTGCTAGATTTTGCTGCTTCATATTCTTCCATCATAGATTCCCACATATCTACTAATTCTTGTGTTAAATTAAATGTAAATTCCAATGCTCCACCTAAATCTTTTAAACCATCAATATATGTTTTATATTCTGTTTGATTTAAATCAGTAGTTTCAAGTGTGTCAGGTGCAGGGTTTAATGATGGAATTGTTTTTATTCCTGTTAAATCTGTATAATCAGATTTTGTAGTTGGTCTTGTTCCTGCTGTTTTCTCAACTGCATAATAAAGATGAATACCAGCTGTACTTAAATTAATAGCCATTTTAATTCCTCCTTTTTAACTTCTTGAATGTATTGTATTTCTATCTAAATCAATACTACAAGAATATCTTAAAATATATCTAATAATATCTGGATCATCTGGAATTGGTGCCAATGTTGGTGTTCCAATTCTTCTCAATTTATATTTTGATCCAGTTAAAAGCTCATTTACTACTCTTCCCATAAGCATTGCACTTTCAGTTGCTTCTAATTCTGTAGTATTTCTACTACAACATTCTATTTGATAAGATAAATCAGAAACATGTTCTCCATTATTATCAGTAAATCTTGAGTTTTCTGTATTTTCTATTTCTAAAATTGTGATTAATGGATAATTAATTTCAGGAACAATGTCATAAGCACCTTTTACTGTAACGCTTTGAAAATCTGTTAAATAAATAGTTTTTTCATCTATATCATCTATTATTAAAGGAAAATTCAAAGTGTGATAATTTTCTTTGTAAGAATAATATTCAATTGGTTCCTCAAAAGCTCTTTTTATGTCTACTTTTAATTGTGGAATTAAAGTTTCGATAAGACATCACTCACTTCCTGTTTAATTATTTGTTTCTTTTTATTTCTTAAAGATATTGATGCATTAAAAACTTGTTTTCCAGCTGGAATACCAGTTGTATATACTGTTTCTCCCTGTTTATTTTTATATGTCCAATACAATGTTCCTATTGAAATACCTGTTTTTTCATTTACACTTGCACTTGCTCTTCTTATTCTTTTTCCAGTATTATATCCTAGTAAAGAATACTTACTCTTGTATGGGTGTGGACTTCTTTGACCTTGTGTACCTGTTCCAAATTCATCATATAAAACCTGACTACCTCTCATTCCTACTTTTATTTTGTTGCCATTTTTTTCTTTAAAAGTAGATACATCATCATTTCCATCTTTAAATTGACTAGCAGATAAATTACTTTTTATTTGGGTTTCAGTATAATCAGCCAATTTATCCATTATTTTTTCTTCTGATTGTTTTAAACCAGTTTTTAAGTTATTTATTTTATTTGATAAATCTTTTAATCCATTTACAGATAATGGGACTTTTATGACTTTCATTTTTTTGTACCACTCAACTTTCTTAAATTAACTTCAGATTGATTTAGAGTATTTAAAGGATTCCCTTCTACAATATAATCAGCATTTTTACATAAATCATCATGCTTTTTAGGAGGTAAAATATAAATATAACATTTATCTCCATTTTTAAATTGTGAAGCTTCTTCAGGAGTACATTTTATTCTTAAATACATAGAGTAATCTTCTCCCAAAGTTAATCTTTCTCCTACGGTATTTATT